GAATTTGACGCTGGTGTAACGACCACCTATATGGAATTAATTGGAGGAACAAAAGAAGTACACATTATTGATCGAAACTCTGCTGGTAGCGTCACTATCGAAGCACCAACAATTGCACAAAAAGATTATTTTGCTGCTGCTTTAAGTGATACGTCTTTAGGTAACTTGGTCTTTACTCATGGATCAGACGCTGGCAATATTGTTCAATTTACTTCAAGTAAGATTGATATAGGAGATGTAGCTTATTCAGAAGAGAATGGAATTGTAATGGCTGAAATCCCTATCACTGCATGTCCATCTACCAGTGGTAACGATGAGTTCTCGTTGATATATAGGTAAAAGGGGGCTTACGCCCTCTCTTTTTATGAGTAGAGTGGCGAAGTATCTCTATTAATTATCTAATGAGTTTTGTAAGGAAGAAAATTTCTGCCTATCCTTGGCCTGTTGAAATAAAAAAACCTTCAGAAACAAAACCAGGAGAATTTGAAAGTTCTACTTTTATTATTAAATTTAAAAGATTAAAGAAGTCAGAACTTACAAAGTTTGAAGCTGAACAAGATTATGGTGCTTTAAAAAAAATTATTGTTGGATGGAGTCAAATTCAAGATGAAGAAGGAAAAGACATTCCTTTTACTGAAAAAGAATTAAAAGCTTTTTCCGAAGACGTTGATTTTGTTGCTGGAGTGGTTCAAGCATTTGGTGATTTCTATAAAAATGCAAATGCAAAAAACTAACTGATGCTGCTCTTTATTGGGTTTCGGGTGGCAGCGGATCAAATCAACAGGTAGATGAAGATGCCAAAATATTTGGCATAAAATTACCTGAGAAACCAGAAGTAGATACAGAAGAAAATGGTCAATGTCTTGTCTGGGAAGAGAATTGGGAAACAGTCTTAATGTTTTTAAGAATGCAAACTCAATGGTCTATGTCTTTTGGTGGAGTTGTAGGTCTTAAATATGAGGTGTTGTTAAGTGCAGGAGGCTTATTTGACATATACAATGTAGAGAACAGACGAGAGATGTTTGAGGATTTAAAAATCATGGAATCTGCTGCTCTCACCGAAATGAATAAGAAGGGTTCTTGATATGGCAAAAGTTGTTGAAGTTGTTTCTTTAAAACTTGATTTACAAGGCTTTGCACAGTTGCAAGGTTTAGGCAATAAATTTAAAAAATTAGAAAATCCAATTAAATTAACTGGGCAAGGTGTAACAAGATTAAAAAATGAAATTTTAGGTTTAGGAAAAGTAGTTCCTAATACTGTTGGTCATTTAAATAATCAAGCTGATGCTTTAAGAAGAGTTCGTCAAGATGTAGAGATTGGTACACAAGAATTTAGAGAACTTACAACAGAAATTAACAGGGTAAATAATGCAATAACTAAAGCCAATGCTTCGATGAATAAAACGAAGTTTGGTCGTAAGGATATGTTCCAAGGGTTAGGCACAGTTGCTGGTGCTACTGCGTTTGGTGGCCCTTTACCTGGAATAACTGGATTAATTGGTGGTGGAATAAGTAAACTTGCTGGCGAAGGATTTGCTGCTGGTACTCTTCCTGGTGTTGCAGCAGGTTTTGCATTAAAGCCTGCTGTTGAGGCAGTAAGTGGTGCAACTACATATGCAGCAGATATAAACAAATCAAAAATTGCTTTAGAAGGAGCAACCAAGATAGAAGGAGATCCAGCAGCTTCTATGGAGGCATATAAAGATGCATTAGCAACTGCTGCAAGAGTTACTAAAGAGTTCAATGTTCCTCAAGAGATAGCAATTAAAGGTATGACTCGGCTAAGTGCTGCGGTTATTGGTGCTGGAGGAAATGTACATAATGCTTCTTTGGCATTTACAAGTGTAATTGCAGCTATTAAAGGTACAGCAGGTAGCTCGGAAGATGCCAAAGCAGCGATAACTGCCCTGGTTCAGATCTATTCAAAAGGCAAGGTATCAGCCGAAGAACTTTCTGGGCAACTCGGTGAACGCTTCCCGGCAGCCGTGGTTGAGTTCCAAAAAGCTAATAGTGATATATATAAAACAACTGCTGATTTACAGAAGGCTTTAAAAGATGGAACTGTTGGTTTGGCTCAGTTAGAAAAATTCTTGGAGTTGCTTGGAGGGAAATATGTTGAGGTAGCTAAAGAAATTGGAAAATCAAGTCAAGATGCTGGTGCAAGAGCAAGAGTTGCATTTAATGATTTACGGATAGCGGTTGGTAAGACTTTGCAACCTGTTGGTGCAGAGATACAAGAAGTAGGAATTTTATTAATGCAAGATTTATTACCTGCTGCCGTAAATGTTGCAAAAGCTTTTCTTGGTTTAACAAAAATTGTTGTTCCAATACTTAAGGTGATTGGAGAAAGGATTGTAAGTATTACTCAGATTGTTGGAATTCTTACTCCTGTTCTTGGTTTTATGGCATTTAATGCCATTGCTTCAGCAGCAGGCTTCTCAACTATGGGTCTTGCAATTGGTAAAGCAACTAAAGCAATGGGACTATTTATTAAGGCTCAGGCTAAATCATTAGTTCTTGCTTTAACAAATCCTTGGATTTTACTTGCAACAGGAATAATTGCAGCAACGATTTTACTTAAAAAATTTACAGGTGAATATGACGAGATGGTGGATTCATTAAAAGCTGGGACTGCCAGTGACGAATTGTTTGAAAAGGCGATACGAAAACGAATAAAGTTAGAAGAAAAAAAATTAGACCTTGAAGAAAAAATAAGAAAAATGGAGTCTAAGGAAATTTCTTCAACTCCAAGAAGTTTGAAAGGTTTGAAAGATCGTTTAAAAGAAACGACTGAGGCTTGGGACGAGTTAGGTGCAGCAATGGAAGCATTTGCATCAGAAGGTGGAAGTACAGACGCAATAGATAAAGCCATGAAAAAAGTGTACGATCTTTTAGCGGGTGGTGCTGGTGGTGGATCACCTCTTCAAAAATTTGCAGATAGTTTGAAAGACTTCAAACCAGCCGTTGAAGATGCTGTGGTAGGTGCGTTTAAAGGTTTAGAAGATACAATTATGGATTTTGTTCAAACAGGAAAACTTGCTTTTAAAGATTTAGCTCGTTCAATTATTGCTGACATGGCAAGGATTGCTGTAAGAGCAGCAATTGTTAAACCTTTGATGAACTTTATGTTCCCAGGTTTATTTACAGCAGCAAATGGAGCAGCTTTTGCTGGCAACAAAATTGTTCCTTATAGGAAAGGTGGTGTTGTTAACTCACCAACAATGTTTAAATATGGTGGGTCACAATTAGGGGTTATGGGTGAGGCTGGCCCAGAAGCAATTATGCCTCTCAAGAGAGGAAAGAGTGGGAAACTTGGAGTTGAAATGCATGGTCGTGGTGGAGGTGGAGTAACAAATGTGAATTACACAGGCCCAACATTGAACTTTAATGGTGATGAGTATGTTCCTAAGTCTGCGGTAGGTAGCATTGTTAATGCGGCGGCAAATAAAGGTGCAAATATGGGTGAAACAGCAACAATGAGATCATTGCAAAATAGTCGTTCAGCTAGAGGGAGGATTGGAATTAGATGAGTATCGTTCCGATAATTACGTTCATAGAAATCTATGATCCTAAAAATGTTCCACCTTCAGGTGATATTGCAGGGGCTATTGAGCATCGATTTCAAAATAGTGAACCAAGTCTTAGTGGTATTCAATGGTCTGGCCCAGATCCAGTACATACAACAAATAATAAATTTAGTTTTCTTGCCTTTATCTATCAGGGCGCAACCAGAACAAACGATGGAAGTAATCTTGAATCTGCTTTGATTTTGGCAAATGAAAGTAATGATAGAGAAGGTGTTCCTTCAGTTGGTGCAAATAAATTATCAATGAGTTATGCAGCAGAAGCTGTCAACAATGGTTGGAGTGTTAGGGTTTCTACTTGTCAGATGACTGATACAACATTTAGTTCGATAAAAACAATATTGGCTACTGACATATGGAAAATAGTTTCAATGGGTTATGACAATGCATCAATCGAGATTTTACTAACTTCTTCTATAGATGCTGTAGGTGGGAACACTGGACGTTTTTTAACAAGTAGTTTAGTAGGGCATTTACCTGTTACAGCACAAATTCAAACAAGGTGAAGACTGCAATGTTGTTAGGGTTGCCTTATCGATTAGGGGCTAATCCAGATCAACACAAAGCTGCTGATTGCGTAAGTCTTGCTGGACAAGTAATTAGAAATTATGGAATAGATTTTCCTACTCAAGAACGTCATTGGTACAGGCGATTAAGAAAAAAAGATTATGAGGTATTTCGTGATGAACTAAAAAAGTGGGGAACACTCACAACAACCGCTAATATTGGAGTTGTAGCTCTCTGCAAAGCAGAAAAAGGTTACGGATTAGCAGTTTATTGGAAAGGCGGTTGGCTATCATTCGTAGACAAGACGGTTCGTTGGACTCCCATAGAAGGCTTGGGGGTAATCGAACTTTATTACCCTTCGAGGTAGAACTATGTGAAGCAATAGGTGTTACGCCAAAAGAATATTTTGAATTTTTAGATTTAACAGATGCTTATAATTTGCAACAAAAAAAAGGTTATGAAAATGTTCCTCTAATTGTTAATGGAGGATTAGAAACATGGATTGTAATTGAAGGTGGTAAATGGATTGGTTTGACTTTGTGGGGAAAAGTTGCAGTAACTGTTGCTTTGGTCGCAGCAGCATATTTACTTTCTCCTAAGCCACAAGATCAAAGTGCAGGGCCAAGATTAGATATTGGAGGCATTCAAGGTAGAAGTCGTTTCAACCCTACAAATGGATTTGAATCTCTTCAAGATTTAGCTGCTCTCGGTTCTTTTATTCCTTTGGTATATGCAAGTCGAGGTGTAAGAGTATCTAGTCAATTACTTTGGTCGCAAATACGAACAACTCAGTTTGGTGAAACTATAAATGCAATTTGTTTATTTTCTAATGGTGAAATAGAAGAAAAACCACAGTTTGATTCATTGGCTTTAGGTGAAACTTTTTTAGCTGATCTTCCTCTATCTAAACAAAAAGTATATTTTTCTACAGGTGCAAGATTTGATAACAGATTAAAAGGAGTTGCTGATAGTGAAACTCCTTCAACTAGTT